GCTTCGTAGAAGGCCTCCGCGCCGAGTGAGGTGGCCAGTTCGACGAGCAGCTTGGCGGCTGCCTCGCGGTCTGCTTTGCGCTTCATTGTGCTTTCCTTAACTTGCGGATGTCTTTCGCCAGTTTCTCCAGCGCCAAGGCGACATCCTCGGCGCGCTGGTCGCTGTACTGGTCGGCCTCGTAGCCGCCGATACCGTCGAGAATTATCTTCCGCAGGTTGTAATTGCGGAAGAAGAGATAGTTGCCGTTTTTCTCGGGAGGCAGCGCCGCGAGGGTAAGATCGAGGGCAGCAGGCTTCCGTTGGCCCCGTAACGCATGACGCCCTTGAGGAGGGCGGCCTCGACGGGACGCAGCAGGTGCCCCAGCGGGACGTCCAGAAAGTCGTCTGCGCTCGTGCAGAGGTCTGGCCCGTCGTTGCGAAGTTTTCCGAATTGCGGCTTCATGCTTTGCTCCTCAGTGTCTCGATGTAGGCCTCGGCCTCCTCCTGTGTGGAGAAGGCCTTGTTCAGTTCGCAGTGGGCGTCTGGCTCGCTGGTGCGCAGGACGGTGACGCCCCACAGGTCGCCCTCGGCGCTGCGCGATAGCTCGACGGCCAGCTTGCCCGTCGCCACCATGCGGTGCTTGACGAGGACCGGCGTCAGGACGTTTGGCGCGTTGCGGTAGCGGGCGCGGAAGATGTTGGCTGCTTGCGGGTTCATATCACGTCCTCGTTACTGAAGCTAAGAAGCGGTCGATTTCATCGGCGAAGGTCTCAACCTCCTCATCGGTCTCACAATAGGAAGAACCGACGAAGTGATTAATGAGGTCTCGGGCGTCCTCCAGTAAGCGAAGGGCCTGCGAAAGGTGGTCGTCCATTAGATTTCCTCCTGATTGTCTGGGTACACACGGATGCCACGGTGGTCGGCGTCGTGGCGCTCGATGCTGCCGCTTGGGAAGATCGACGGATCGACCCAGCGGTAGGTGTTGGTGTCCGAGGGCACGGTGCGGGCACCGGCTGGCACCTCGACGGTGTAGCGGTCGAAGGTGTGGGTGAAGGTTCTTTTCACGACGATCATTGGTCTGTCTCCGTTGCTGATAAGGGACCACTATAGTAGTGTTTTGCCTATTGCAAGCAGAAAATGCATGGCAACGAAAAAGCGCAACAGCAACGCAACTTTTAGTCTGAAAGTTGCCAACGAGTTGCGTTGCTGTTGCAGGGGTCAGCGACGCAACGCAACCAGCAAACGGTGACTGGACTAGTACTACGTCAGTCTACCGTTGCTGTTGCGGCAGCCGTTGCAAGATGTTGTTAAATTTTCGTGTTGCATTTCTCAGCGTTTTGCAACAAAAAAGCTCAGGGTGCTGGAACACCCTGAGCCGAGCCACAAGGAGAAATTTAATGGCTGATCGTGACTTTAATATAGAACTCCCCGTCGAGCAACAGTGGACTAACGCGGATGCGGTTGACGCCTTTGTCGAGGCCCACCAGCGGTTTTCGCCGGGGGACAATTTTGTGCTTCCTGACGCCGACCAGCAGTACACGGTCATTCGCGTTGGGACATATCGCAGCAAGCACAAGGTCACTCCCTACCTCGAACTGGAGGCACCCTGCGCTTTGTGCGGGGAGATGTTTGCCTTCACCAAGGACGTGATGGAGCTTCGCACCTCGCGCCACGTCGTGCGAACCTGCTCGGAACACAGGCGCGGGTGGCAGACGCCAGTCTCTGGGGCTTGGCTCACCAGCAGTGAGCATATGCGCAGGGCGATCCACGAGCGGGCGATGAAGGACGCGAAGGAGAGCGGAGCTTTGCAGGCCGCCGAAGAGCGCAAGGGCGTCAAGCGCAGAGGTCGTATGGAGCGGCACGTACTGGATGTAGCCGCATTGGTTGAGTGCGTGCGGGACACAATGCCTATCGCCGAGCTTGTAGAGATGGCGGCTGGTTTCCTGCCCGCCCCCGAAGCAGGGCAACGCGACACCCGCAGGCAGGTAGTGACCCGTGCTGTCCACTCGCTTTGCAGGGAGAAGGACGGCCCTCTACGGATGAAGGGGTTGGTTGTACTGTTCAGTTAGCCTTGCGCTCCTGCCCTGCAGCGGCTATGTTGCGGGGCAGGAGACACGATGCCCTTTCCAAGCAAGAAGACCCCCGAGCTAACTGATGAGGTGCTGCGGCGCATCGCGATGGGCTTGACGCTTGCGTCGTGTGGCAGGGAGCTAGGCTTCCACCCGACTGTGTGGAGCGACTGGGTCAAGGCCGACGAAGCCCTAGCACTCGCGTACCAGCGCGCACGCGACATTGGAGCCGACGCATTGGCCGAGGAGGCCCTCGCCCTGATCGACGAGGAGCCGGAGCGCATCGTCACCACCGAAGAGGGCGTTAACGGTGGCAACACTCGCACAACATCCCGCATCGACAGCGCAGCCGTCGCGTGGCAGCGCAACAGGGTCGAGACCCGCCTCAAGTTGCTCGCGTGCTGGAACCCGAAGAAGTACGGCAACAAGACCACGCTGCAGGGCGACAAGGACGCACCCCTCGAGACCAAGACCACCGTCGAACTGGCGAAGGGCACGGCAGCCGAACTGGCCAAGACCATGCGCGCCGTGGCGCAGGCCAAGGACGACGCCAAGGACATCCTGTGAACCTCGACAACGCCGAGGAACTGATCCAGCACATGTCGCCCGAGGACATCGCCTTCCTGCAGTGGCAGGTCAGGTGGATGCAGACGGCACGCCCCAACCAGATACCGCCAGAGGGTGATTGGACCGAGGCTGGCTTCATGGCAGGCCGAGGCTTCGGCAAGACGCGGGTCGGGGCTGAGTGGATCACCAGAGCCGCATACGAAGACCCCAGCGGCTTCGACAGCTACGTGATCTGTCCCACCCTCGGCGACGTCAAGCGCGTCGCCATCGAGGGCGAGAGCGGCATCCTGAGTGTGCTGCCGCCCGAGCTACTGATCGACCACAACAAGACCGACCTCACTGTCACCATCCGCAACTGTGCTGGCGGGGAGAGCAGGCTGGTCGGCTTCAGCGCGGAGCGCCCCGAGCGACTGCGCGGTCCGCAGGCCTGCAGAGGGTGGTTCGACGAATTAGCCGCGTGGCAATACGCCGAGGAGACATGGGACATGGCGCTCATGGGCCTGCGCCTCGGGCCAAACCCGCAGGTGCTGTGGACCACCACCCCCAAGCCACGCGAAATCATCCGACGGCTGACGGTGCCCAAGGAGGGCCGCGTGATCGTGCGCGGCTCGACCGACGACAACCGAAAGAACCTGCCGAAGAGCTTCTTCGACCAGCTTGAGCCATATCGCGGAACCAAGCTGGGGCGTCAGGAGCTTGAGGGCGAGCTTATCGACCCCGAAGAGGCGGGCATCGTGCAGCGTAGCTGGATCAACCTGTGGCCAGCCAACAAGCCCCTGCCGCAGTTCGAGCGCATCATCATGAGCCTCGACACCGCCTTCACCGAGCGCACACTCGACAAGAAGGGTGACCCAGACCCGACAGCCTGCGGCGTGTGGGGCATCTTCTTCATCAAGAGCGTGGCGCACGTTCTGCTGCTCGACTGCTGGGAGGATCACCTCGGCTTCCCCGATCTGCTCAAGCGGGTGAAGCGGGAGATGAACACGCGCTACGGCGACGATCAGGACAGCGCCATCATCAAGCCTCTGTTCGGCAGCACCAAGCCGATGACCTCAGGCCGCAAGCCGGACATGATCCTGATCGAGGACAAGGGCAGTGGCATCAGCCTGAGGCAGGCACTGGCGGCGAGCAAGATCGAGGCCTACGCCTACAACCCCGGCAGGGCCGACAAGCTCTCCCGCCTGCACATCGTCTCCCCGATCTTCGCCCAGCGCCGCGTCTGGGTGCCGGAGAGTGACCGCTTCGCTGGCAAGCCGCGCACGTGGTGCGAGAACCTGATCGGCCAGTTGTGCAGCTTCGCGGGCGAGGGCAGCATCAAGCACGATGACCATGTGGACCAATGCACCCAAGCCCTGCGCGTCGCGATGGACACCGGCCTGCTCAACATGCTCAAGCCGACCAAGGAGGAGCGCGACCAGCGCGTCCGCGACGAGGCGGAGCGCATCTCGCCGACGCCAGTGGTCAATCCATATGCGATGTAGGTGGTTGCAACAACCGCGCAGCATCTGCTACAGGACAGGCAACTGCCTACGCTACCGTCCGGGGACGCCTATGACACGGAGCAATAGCTGGGGGCGGTTGGACGGGGCCTTGCTGATGGGCCTTTGGCAGCGGGCATCCAGAAGCTAAAAACAGGCTTGCTGGCTCTGCCGATAAATAGGGCTGCTTGAACGATCAGACGGCGGCAGGGCGTCGAAGCGGGTGGGGCAGACACGGTCCCAAGATGGCTCGCACCCAGCACGCTGTAGACAGCCCAGCCGCATGGTGCTATTCAGCGCGCCGCAGGAGACAGACATGACCACACCAGCTAGAGTTTGGGAGCCAACCGGCGGGAGAGCCTCGGGCCGCACACACCGCGCGCTGGAGGCGCTGCATGATGGCGGCGTATTCGTGGTCCACAGCCTGCGCTTCAAGCCGCATGTCGAACACATTCTACATAATCAAGGGCGGGCGCACGACGCCGTTCAGGTGGTGCCTGCCACCAACCCCGACGCGCTGCGCGGGCTGAACAAGCCAGTTGCAGTAGATCATTTCGTTTTCGAGGATGAGAACATACCCCGCGCCACCGTCACCGAGATTATTCTGCTTGCGCAGCGCGCCAACCTGTTGGCGGCTGCACACTGATGGATGACCTTCCCGACTACGAAGAGAGCGACGACGGCGAACTGATCGCCATGCCCGGCGACGAGCCGGACGTCACCGACACCGACGACGGCGGCGCAATAGTGCGGCTGGACGACGCGGACGGCGACATCGACGACCCCGAGTTCTACGCCAACCTCGCCGAGGATATGGACGAGGGCGACCTCAGCCGCATAGCGCAGCAGTTCATCGACCTGATCGGCAAGGACAAGGACGCGCGTAAGCGGCGCGACGAGCAATACGAGGAAGGACTTCGTCGGACAGGCCTCGGGGATGACGCACCGGGGGGTGCGAGCTTCCAAGGCGCGAGCAAGGTTGTGCATCCGATGCTGACCGAGGCCTGTGTGGACTTCGCCGCCCGTGCGATGAAGGAACTGTTCCCGCCTGAGGGGCCGGTCAAGGACTTCATCCCCGGCAAGGTGACCGACGAGAAGGTGGCCAAGGCGGAGCGCAAGACCCGCCTGATGAACTGGCAGCTTACCGTCCAGTGCCCGGACTTCCGCGCCGAGCTTGAGCAACTGATGACGCAGGTGCCGCTCGGCGGCGCGCAGTACCTCAAGCTGTCATGGGACGAGCGACGCAAACGGCCCAATCCGCTCTTCGTCGCCATCGACGACATGCTGCTGCCCTTCGCGGCGACCAACTTCTACAGCGCGCAACGCAAGACGCACGTCCAGTACCTGACCCAGCTTGACTTCGAGGAGCGCGTCAAGAGCGGCATGTACCGCGACGTGGACATCGCCCTTGCCGGTATGGAGCCGGAGCAGTCGAGCGCGGGCCTCGCCAACGACAAGATCGAGGGCCGCGAGCAGTCGAGCTACAACGAGGACGGCCTGCGCACGATCTACGAGATTGCTGCCACCGCCTCCATCGGTGACGACGAGGAGCCGTCCCCTTACCTGATCAGCATCGACAAACCATCGGGCAAGGTGCTGGCGATCTACCGCAACTGGGACGAGGACGACGAGAGCCGCGAAGAGCTTCAGTGGTACGTCGAGTTCCCCTTCATTCCGTGGCGCGGTGCCTACCCCATCGGCCTGCCGCAGATGATCGGCGGCCTGTCGGCGGCAGCGACCGGCGCACTGCGCGCCCTGCTCGACGCGGCCCACATCAGCAACAGTCAGACCATGCTCAAGCTCAAGGGCGGAAGCTCGGGCGGGCAGAGCCTCAACATTCAGCCGACGCAGGTTGTCGAGGTCGAGGGTGGCTTTCAGGTTGACGACATCCGCAAGCTGGCCATGCCGCTGCCGTACAACCCGCCCAGCCCCGTGCTATTCCAGTTGCTCGGCTTCCTCATCGACACGGGCAAGAACGTCGTCCGCACGTCGATGGAGGATATTGCCGACAACAACCCCAACGCGCCTGTCGGCACCACACTGGCCAAGCTGGAGCAGGGCGCGGTCGTCTATAGCTCGATCCACGCCCGCCTGCACGATGCGATGGCGCGCATGCTGCGCATCCTGCACCGTCTCAACGCGACGCACCTTAGCGAGGAGCAGATCGAGCATGAGACCGGCGAGGAACTGGCGACGAGGGCCGACTTTGAAGGTCCGCTCGACGTCGTGCCGGTCAGCGACCCCAACATCTTCAGTGAGGCGCAGCGTTACGCGCAGGTGCAGGCCATCGCACAGCGCGCGCAGATGTTCCCGCAGCTTTACAACATTCGCAAGGTTGAGGAGCGCATCCTTGAGACGCTCAAGGTGCCCAACGCCAAGGACTTGCTGCTCCCGGCGATGGAGCCGAAGGAGCAGAACGCGGTCAACGAGAACGTCACCGCGTCGCTTGGCAAGCCTGTCATCGCCTTCCCCGAGCAGGATCACGTCGCCCACCTGAAGACGCACTTGGCCTACATGCAGAACCCGATGTTCGGCTCCAGCCCGATGGTGCAGCCGGTGTTCCTCCCCGCCATCCTCAACCACATAAAGGAGCACATCGTCCTGTGGTACGCGTCGCAGGTCTTCGATCTGGCCAACCAGCAGCTTGGCGAGGACATCGGCGACGTGATGAAGGATATGGGCAAGGAGCCGGAGGCCCGCAGGGCGATGGACCGCATGTTGTCCGATGCGAGCATGCTGGCACTTGAAGCGGGCGGCGAGGTGTTCAAGTCGCTGCCGCCGATCATCGCGCAGGCGCAACAGATCGTGCAACAGTTGCAGCAACAGGCGATGGTTGCACCGCAAGACCCGCGCCTCGCTATCGAGGATAAGAAGATCGGCATGCAGGCACAGACCGAGCAGCAGAAGCTCGCCGCGCAGCAGCAGAGCGACCAGTTGGACGCCCAGACCGAGCAGCAACGCTTGCAACTTGAGCAGCAGAAGCTGGGCCTGCAGGCCCAGAGCGACCAGCAGCAGTTCGCAGCCGAGCAGCAGGCGGGCCAGCAGGACCGGCAGCTTACGCAGGCCGAGATGCAGCAGGCCGCCGCGCTGGAGGCACAGCGCCAGCAGCACGAGGATGAGCGCAAGGCTGCCGAACTCAGCGTGCGGCGTCAGATGAACCAAGAGGACAATCAGACTGCGCTGGAACTGGCCGACGCCGAGCTTCAGAGCGGCGAGCATTTCTCGGTCAGTACCGGAACCGGCATCAACCCCAACCCCTAGGAGAGTAACATGGCCAACAATGCAACCAGCCCGAAGCCGAGCGGTACCGCACCCTCGACTAATGCCAGCAACACCAGCCAGCACAAGCTGATGGCGATGGGCGACATGCCCAAGGTGCCGCAGGGCAAGAAGACGCCAGCTTGAGGATCGAGGCCATCCTCCAAGTGCTGGAAGCAAAGCAGGCTGCCCTCGCCAAAGCGGCGATGGAGCGGCCCTCTGCTGACCTGTTTGGGCATGGCCAATCCGTCGGGCTTTACGCCGGTTTATCCCTCGCGAAGGACGCCCTCATGGAGTTCTACAACGAGAAGGAACAGCAAACCAACCGTTACTGAGGAGCGCAGTACATGGAATACGAGATGAATAAGGTTCTCTTCGCTTACGACAGCGAGGAGGACGCCTTCCCGGCCACTGATCCCGGCGTGCGGCCCTTTGGGAGCCGCGTGCTGGTGCAGTTCCGGCAAGCCAAGACAAAGACCAAGGGCGGTATCATCCTTGCAGGCGAGACGCGCGACACGGAGGTGTGGAACACACAGGTCGCCAAGGTCGTCGCCCTCGGGCCTCTGGCTTTCAAGAACCGCAATACGATGGACCTCTGGCCCGAGGGCGAGTGGGTCAAACCCGGCACCTACGTCCGCGCGCCGAAGTATGGCGGCGACCGCTGGGGCGTCACACGCGAGAACGGGGACGAGACCCTGTTCTGTCTGTTCAACGATCACGATCTACTGGGCGAAATCACTGGCGACCCGCTGGCGATGAAGGCCTTCCTGTAGACGTTCAAGGCTGAAAGGAGCCGGTCATGAGTGACACTGAAAAAACCGAAGAAGAACTGATCCCCGTCGAGACCCAACCCGCAGCAGATGCCGCAGGCGACCCGCCCGCTGACGACGACGCGGGCGACGAAGATGAGGGTGATACCCGACTAGCCACTAGCGATGACGATCACGAGGAAGACCTAGCCTCGACGACCAACAACGCGCGGCGCAAGAAGCGCCGCGAACTGCAGAAGCGCGCTCGCGAATTGGCTCAGGCTGAACTGCAGCAGTTGCGCCAACTCAACGCCCAACTCGCGCAGCGCGTGGCCTCTATCGAGGGCCACACCATCGCTACCACCGAGCAGACCATCGACCAGCGATTGCAGAAGGCGGTGAGTGACGCGCAGCAGGCCGAGGCCATCATGGCGCAGGCGATCAACGCGGGTAACGGGGAGGACACGATCCTCGCCCAACGCATCCGCGACGAGGCCCTGCGTGAGGCGCAGCAGCTTCAGGCGGCCAAGGCACAGGTGCAGCAGGTGCGGCAGCAGTCTCAGCCGCAGGCCGCCCCGCAGGTGGACCCGCGCGTCGTGACTTACGCCAAGGAGTGGATGGACGCCAACCCGTGGTACAACCCGAACAGTGGCAGCGAAGAGGCCTCGGTGGTCAAGAGCATCGACATCTCGCTGGAGCGCGAGGGGTACGATCCCCGGTCAATCGGCTACTGGCAGGAGCTTACCCGACGTGTCGGCGAGGTGATCGGCGACGACCTGCCCGCCAAGACCCGCAAGGGGCCGCCCGTCGGCTCGCAGCGCGAACACGCGCCACCCAGCACCCGCAAAGAAATATACGTGACACCGGAAAGAAAGCAGGCTATGATCGAAGCTGGCGTATGGGACGACCCACAGAAGCGGCAACGCTACTTGAAGGCCTACCAATCGTATGACAGCAGTTCGGCTCGCTAAAAAGGAGTGAGACAACATGACTGAAGACAAACGCCTGAAGCAGGACTTCGATGTAGTTGGGCAGCGCGAAAGCCGCCGAGCGCAGGACCGAGAGGTCACAGAGCGCCGCGACGTAAGCGACGAGGACCGACTGGAGATGTTCCGGCAGCAACTGTTCAATGACGCACTTCCCGATTTGCCGGAAATCCCCGGCTATCACCTGTGTTGGCTTACTACAACCAACCCGAGAGACCCGATCCACCGCCGCACCCAGCTTGGGTACGAGCCGGTTAGACCGGAAGAAGTCCCCGGCATGGAGTATGCCTCTCTGAAGACCGGCGAGTACGCGGGTCTGATCGGCGTCAATGAGATGGTCGCGTTTAAGCTGCCCTTGTCCCTCTACGAGGCGTACATGCAGGAAGCTCACCACCAAGCTCCATTGCGCGAAGAGAACAAGCTCGCTGAAGTGGCGGATAACATCCGCGACCAAGCCGAGCGTGACGGTGGTAGCATCACCGAGGACGAAGGCCTGAGGGACTTGCGGCAAGCCGCGCCCCGTAGAGGTCAGTTCGCCTGACAACGGGGTACCTGTTAGCTTCCTTCTAAGGAAACGACCATGTCCTCGACTTCCAGTCCCTTCGGGCTGATGCCAGTGGCGCAGGGCGCGGGCGGTATCATCCGTCCCGTGGCCTATACCATCGCCACTGGCTATACCTCAGCCATCCTCCAGAACCAGCCGGTCAAGATCGGCACTGACGGTACCATTCAGGCAGCCGCCATCGGCGACCGCTTTGTGGGCACCTTCCAAGGTGTCGAGTACACCGACACCGACGGCAAGCGTCGCGTCTCCAATAAGTGGATCGCTTCGACTTCCGCGACGGACATCGTGGCCTACGTCACGGTCGATCCCGGCATCACCTACTACATCCAGAGCAATGCCGCTCTGTCGGTGAGTGACATCGGCAAGGAGTACGACTTCACCACCATCACAGCCGGTTCCGCTACCACGGGCCTCTCCGCAATCATGCTTGACGTTGCCTCTTCGGCGACCAACGCCTCGTTGCAGTTGCTCAACATCGCACCCGGTGCCGACAATGCGTGGGGTGACACCTACGTAATCGCACAGGTCCGCATCAGCGAACATCAGCTTGTTGCTGATATTGCTGCGTTCTAAGGAGGGCTGACACATGGCTACCCCAATGCGGAGTACTGACTTCCGCTCCATCGTCGAGCCGATCCTGAACGAAGAGTTCAACGGCATCTATGACCAGCGCGCCGACGAGTTCGCCGAGGTCTTCAAGGAGTTCAAGGGCATCCCCCGGAACTACCACGAAGAGCCGGTCCTCTACGGCTTTGGTGCCGCACCGGAACTGCCGGACGGCACCGCGGTCACCTACCAGTCGGGCGGCGTGCTGTTCATTCAGCGCTACGTCTATAAGGTCTACGGTCTGGCATTCGCCCTGACCAAGGTCCTTGTCGAGGACGGTGACCACATCCGCGTCGGCCAGACGTACTCCCGCCACCTCGCTCAGTCGCTGATCGAGACCAAGGAGACGCTGGGCGCTAACATCATGAACCGCGCGTTCAACGGCAGCTACACTGGCGGCGACGGCGTTTCACTAGTGAACGCATCACACCCGATTGCCAACGGCACTTTCAGCAACGTCCTCTCGACTGCCGCGAACCTCTCGCAGACGTCGCTGGAGCAGATGCTGATCCAGATCAGGAACGCAGTAGACAACAACGGCAAGCGCATCCGCCTCACTCCGAAGCAGATCGTCACTGGCCCGTCGAACGTGTTCCAAGCTGAAGTGCTGCTGAAGTCGGCGCTGCGTGCTGGTACGGCCAACAACGACATCAACCCGGTCAAGAGCATGAACATGCTCGCGGGTGGTCAGGCCAACCTGTCGCGTATCACCTCGACCACCGCATGGTTCATCCAGACCGACGCGCCGGAGGGCCTCAAGCTCGCCACCCGTCGCGGTCTGGAGAAGAGCATGGAGGGTGACTTCGAGACCGACAGCATGCGGTACAAGGCCACCGAGCGCTATGCGTTCGGCTGGACTGATCCGCGTGGTGTTTATGGTACTGCTGGCCTGTAGCCGTTTACAGGCATTGTCCAATGTGGTAGGGTTGGCGACAGCCCTACCACAAAGGATTTATAGAAATGCCAACGAAGTGCCACGTACATAACTGCATGAAGCCTTCAGTTTCTAAAGGTTTGTGCGACACCCACCGTAAACGCGTGGCTAGAACCGGCGCGGTGGAGCAGACGAGGCCCCCCGATTGGGGTTCCAGAGAGAAGCATCCAAAGTACAGGGCGTGGTGCGCACTTAGACGACACCACCGCGACTGCATCCCAACTACATGGGCTAAAGATTTCTGGGCCTTCGTGGAGGACACTCCCGCTAGGCCTGCGGGGCGCGCAAACATCCAGCGCGCGGACCCGAAGGCACCGTGGGGACCAGACAACTTCTACTGGAAAGAGCCGATTATCTCAGCGGACAAGCGCGCCGACCGCGCGGTATATATGCGCCGTTGGTCAGCAAAGGCCCGCGAAGCCAATCCCGACTACCATAAGAGCGTGTTTCTCCGGCGGAAGTATGGCATCGATACGGGGCGCTACTATGTGATGCTGGCCGCGCAGGGTGGTTGCTGTGCTATATGTAAAAAGTCCGAAAGCAACGAAATAAAAGGAAAGATTGTGGCGCTGGCGGTTGACCACGACCACGCTACAGGAGCGGTTAGGGCGCTCCTGTGCTCGGCGTGCAACACAGCACTTGGCCTCTTCAACGACGAACCTGCGCTCCTAGACGCCGCCAAAACCTATCTTGAAAAGCATATGGCCACACCGCTCGGGGTGTGGTAGGGTGGCACCGCTATAGCAAACCTCGTGAAGGACTTCACAATGTCACAGACCACATTCGACGGGCCACTGATCAGCGGCAACAAGCAGGCGGGCATCACTGGAGGCCCCAACACGGGCTACACAGTGTTGTCGCAGGTGTTGCCTATCGTGTTCGGGGCCACCCTCGTGCAGGATTACACCTTCTACCTGCCTTCCGGCAGTCAGATCGTTGACTTCTACATCGACGTCACCACCGCTTATAACAGCGCGACCTCAGCCACCCTCTCGGCTGGTATCACGTCAGGCGGCACGGAATACGTCAGCGGCGTCAGCGTCAAGACGGCTGGCCGCCGCGCACCGACCTATTCGGCTGCGCAGGTTGGCAACATGGCCTCCGTAGGCACCAACACCACGTTGATCGCCACTGTCACCTCCGTCGGCCAGCCGACTGCGGGTGCCGGTTACATCCGCGTGATGTACGTGCAGACAGCATAAGATCAGGGCCGGGGCAACTCGGCCCTGTTTCTTGAGGAGATTTAGATGGCCGACGCAGTAACCAGCCAGACGATTTTTGACGGCGAGCGCGAGGCCGTCATGAAGTTCACTAACGTGTCCGACGGCACAGGCGAGACTTCGGTGGTGAAAGTCACCGCTGCCTCGCTCAATCCGAGCGCCTCGGGGAAGGCATGCGACGGGGTGACCTTGGAACGCATCCACATCTCGTGCCGCACGATGGGTGTCAACATCCAGTGGGACGCCACCAGTGACGTGGCGTGCTTCATCGCCGCACCCGGTGTGTACACTTTCGACTTCACTAAGATGCCGCTGCCCAACAACGGCGGCGCAGGCGTCAACGGCAACGTGGTGTTCTCCACTATCGGTGCCGCAGCGGGTGCGACCTACACAATCGTCCTCGAAATGGTGAAGAGCTATGTTTAATCCCCGCGACATGCAGACTTTCCGGTCGCAGCAGGAGATTAACGACGCGCTGGGCCAGAGGCCGCGACTGGCCGCACCCGGCATGCAGCCGGGTGCTGTGCCGCCTCCGGGCAGCATGGGCTTCCGGCCTCAGATGCCACAGGGCATGCAGCCGCAAGGCGTGCAGCCACAGGGCATGCAGCCACAGGGCGGCGCTGACCTCAGCAAGCTTCTCGCCCTCCTCGCGCAACACCAAGCACCGGGTGCCCCCTCGCAACCGGGCATGCAGCCGGGGGTCGTTCCGGGCCAGATGCCGGTGGGCCAGCCGCAAGGCGGCATGCCGGTCGGTGGACAGGTGCCCTACGGGCAGCCACAGGGTATGAACCTGCCGGGGCAGGGGCCGGTCGGTCAACCTGCGGCCCCCAATCCGTGGGGTTCCGGCGCGCAGCTTAACCCCCAACTCATGTCGCTCATCGCCCGGTACGGGCAGCAGAGGTAGGCTGTGGAGGGCTTCAAGGACACCACCAAGACACAGTACGTGGCGGGGAAACCGCTCCGTGACGGTTTTGGTGGCGTTGCGCGCATCAACAAGGTAATGAAGGACTTCAAGCAGGGCAAACAGGAGCCGCGCAAATGAAGTACCTCATCGCCCTCGCCCTCGCGACACCCACCGCCGCGCACGCCGACGCCTTCACCAATCGCGAGATTGCCTTCCAAGTTCTCAACATGGCTGATGCGGCGACGACCATTGACTGCCTGAACCGCGACGTCTGCCACGAGACCAACCCTATCCTAGGCCGCAGGCCCACCACGGGGGGTATTCTGGCGTTCAAAGCGGCGGAGGGTGCGCTGCACTATTTCATCGCGAGGGAGTTAAACAAGCGCGACCCCAAGGCCGCACGCATCTTCCAGACGGTGTCCATCGTGTTCCAAGGGGGTGTTGTCGCCAGCAACCTCCGCTTCACTTTCTGAGGCCATCAACATGGAAGCAACATCTACCGCCGAAATCGGAAGCGTCATGGTCCATACGACCAGTGGACGCGGTTTCACGCCGGAGGAGATAGCCGAACGTGCCTTGGCCAAGATACTCTACATCGGCCAGAACGCGCATCCGGCCATCGCCGCGCAGGCTGAGGCCTTCCGTGATGACATCCGTCACGTCCTCGTGCATTATCTGCGCGAGGCCGCGCGCTCGCACGGCACCACTATCGCCAACAGGCTCGTCGATGCGGGCCACCCTGAACTCGTCACGGGAGTAATCTGATGGCCATCACGCAAGCTATGGCGACTTCATTCAAAAGTGAAATTCTCCAAGGTTATCACCAGTTTACGCAGCCGACCTTGACGTCGCGCACCAGTCTGACGTCGCCGACCAACGACACGTTCAAGATCGCCATGTACACCTCATCGGCGACGCTTGGTGCGACCACGACGGCCTATTCGGCGACCAACGAGGTTTCGGGCACCGGCTACTCGGCGGGGGGTAACACCCTCGCGTCGGTGGCGCTGGCCACCTCAGGCACGACGGCTTACCTCGACTGGGCCGACAGCACTTGGACAACGGCCACGATCACAGCGCGCGGCGCAATGATCTACAACTCATCGCAGGGTAACCGCTGTGTGGCCGTCCTCGACTTCGGCGCGGACAAGACCTCGACGGCTGGCGACTTCACCATTGTGTTTCCCACCGCAGATGCTACCAACGCGATTATCAGGATCGCGTAACGGAGGCCAGCGATGTCAATTGTTCACGGCTTCTCGAATACAGTAGCCGACGCCACTGGCACGCTTACCGTCTGGAACGGGGCCACGACCGCGAGCATCGCAGCCACTGATGTCGTGCGACCTTCCAACTGGAACAGCGCCCACAACATGGTCTACGCGCTGGGGGGCAACACCACCAATGCCAGTAGTGTGAGCGGAACAGACGTAGTTATCGCGGGCATGGGCGGCGTATCTGTCGGCGGCTCCAACTCCTCGCTGGTTATCAGCGGCCCCTCACAGTTTACGGCGTCCGACTGGGAGCCGGTCCCGATTGGTAACAACACCAGCTTCTCCAGCTTCGGCCAGAACACTCTATATTTCCAAGGCATGCACCCTCAGATAAACGTCTCCATGACGGGTATCGAGATGACGGTGTCGCTGTCTTCTGCCACTTCCTCGGTTAGCCACTCAGTCGGGCAGACGATGTCTTACGGGTGGTACTCCAAGGGGACGGGGGCCAACACCAGCCGTTACGAAAGCATGGCGACGTCCAGCTTCATCATGCAGGCCAGCTTTTCGAGCAACCTCTCGGGCGGCATGACCTTTGGCGATGCTAACACTTCCTACACCAACAGCAGTGCGGGCACGGTCTTCGGATCGGTGTTGTCTGGACAGAAGATATTGTCGCTGCCCATGAACACCATTCTTTCTGCGGGCGGTGACTACATGTTCTGCTTTGCGAACTCTACCACATCGACGGGCAATACCGGTGCGCTCAGGGCCTCGTATCAAGTCCTGACCAACATGACCAACGGCAGCTTCGGTATTATCGCCAACAACACTGTGGCAGTGAGCAATGCTTCTATCAGCAACGAGCCGCAACTGGTGATCTACAGCGCCACCTCAGGCGCGTGGCCCTCGACCATCGCTAAAAGTCAGTTTTCCCAGAACAGCTACAATCAGTTCTATGTCTACGTGGAGGCTTGATGAAGCCGGAGCTAGTTACCGTCGGCCCCGGTCGGCACAACGAGGGCATCGAGGCGTCCTTCCAGCGCATCATGGAGGGTGCGACTTGGAAGAAGCAGCGCGTCGTTGTGGTCATGCCCGCAGCGCATGACATCCCGACCAAGGTGGCCCTATCGCACTGGTCACTGATGACCCCGCCGAACCAGCCGACCTACCGCATGGTGGCGCTGGGCCAAGAGGTGGGCGACGCCTACAACAACGCCATCGACGAGATACTCGCCCACCCCGAACTGTCGCAGTGGGAGTATATCCTCACCATCGAGCACGACAACACACCGCCGCCACACGGGTTGGTGCAGCTTATCAAGCAAATGGACGCACACCCAGAGTACGCATGTATCGGTGGGCTGTACTGGACGAAGGGCGAAGGCGGCGTTCCCCAAATTTGGGGCGATCCCAAAGACCCAGTGCTGAATTTCCGGCCCCAGCCGCCTATTGCTGGCGAGCTTGTCGAGTGCTGTGGGACTGGCATGGGCTTCAACCTGTGGCGCATCTCGATGTTCAAGGACGAGAAGATCAAGAAGCCGTGGTTCCGCACGATCTGCGGCGAAGAGGGCATAGGCACTCAAGACCTTTCATTCTGGGGCGAAGCACGCAAGCACGGCTACCGCTGCGCGGTGGACTGCTCGGTGCTGGTAGGGCACTTTGACAAGACGACGGGGGTTAACTGGTGAGCGAACTTCGCATAGACCTCGGGTGCGGCCCGAACAAAAAAGAGGGCTTCATCGGTGTCGATAGCATCGCCTTCGACGGTGTCGATCACGTCTGCAAGATCGGCGATGAGCCGCTTCCATTCGCCGACGGCTCCGTGGATGAGGCCCACGCCTCGCACTTCGTCGAACATCTGAACGCCCAGCAACGCATCAACCTCGTCAACGAGCTTTACCGAGTTCTCAAGATTGGCGGCACCTGCGCTATCATCACCCCGCATTGGTGCAGCGCGCGGGCGTACGGCGATCTAACTCACCAGTGGCCACCTGTGGCCGAGATGTGGTACTACTACCTCTCGAAGGAGTGGCGCGATGTTAATGCCCCGCACTGTGACATCCAGCACAACCCGGACGGGTACGACTGCGACTTCGCGGCGACGTGGGGCTATGGACTGCATCAGAGCCTTCATGTGCGCAACCAAGAGTACCAGCAGTTCGCCATTTCCTTTTACAAAGAGGCAGCGCAGGACCTTCACGCGACCATCACAAAAAGGTAGTTTGACGTGCAGCCGCTAGGGTTCCAGCCCACAGGGTTTGCTCCTGACGGCGGCTTGACCAGCGTCAGCGTCAATGTAACGGGCGTAGCTGCGACAGGTGCTGTAGGTAACGCCACGGTGGCCGCCAAGGCCAACGTCTCGCCCACAGGCGTGGAAGCTACCACAACAGTCGGCACGGCTGCTGTCGCTGCCAAGGCGACAGCTTCCCCGACCGGCGTATCGGCTTCAGGCGCGGCGGGCACCGCAGACGCGACAGGCAGGGCCAATGTCTCACCCACGGGTGTGTCTGCCTCGGGAGCCATCGGCACAGCTACAGTAGCAGCCAAGGCCAGTGTCTCACCCACAGGGGTTGAGGCGACCGCCGCGCTTGGCACGGCTGCTACAGTCGCTAAGGCCAACGTTTCGCCCACAGGTGTGTCCGCTTCAGGGGCTGTCGGGACCGCAGACGCGACGGGCACGGCCAACATTTCGCCAACTGGTGTAGCCGCGACGGGCGCGACGGGTGACGCCACGGTTGTCATAAGCGGGCCTATTCTGGTCAACGCTACGGGTGTGGCCGCGACAGGTGCGGTGGGCGACGCCACGGCGGCCTTCAGTGTCAGTGTAAGCGTGACAGGCGTGAGCGCGTCCGTCGTAGTGGGCACCGTGGCCGCATACCCTGTGCCTTGGCATCCGAGCACGATCCAGCCGGTCCATGGGAGGTACAACACCGCGCCACGCAAGGCGATGCAGATTGCCGCCTACACCCCGCCGCACTTCCCCTACGACCCCGGCACCGCGCGGCGGCCTTTCCCACCCGTCTAGGCTTGCCTCGGCGCGCCGCCTCGTCTATGGTGCCGCCGCCAGAGATGTTTGCCTGAGGATGGCGAGCTACTGCTTGAGAAGGCATCCTGATGGCGTATTCCGGTACCGTATCGCAGACTACCTTCGACACCCGTCGGGTGATCGAGAACGCCGTGCGCCGCTGCAAGGTACCGGTTCAGCAGATCACCGCCGAGACGGTAGACGTCGCGAAGGACCAGCTTTACCTAATGCTGTCGGACTTCGCTAACTCGAAGCTGCCCCTGTGGTGCGTCGAGAAGTCGATCTACCCGCTCTACAACGGCACCAGCTACATCAACACCTACGCGGGCACCGTAGACATCCTCAACAGCAACCTGCGCTGGCTACAGCCGGTCACGGGTACTGACACAGTGACGACGACCGAGAACGTGACCGAGTTCGACAGCGCGACGCAGGTGACGACTGTCGGCATCAAGTGGGCCGCCGACGCGGTGGACATCGAACTGGCGCGCTCCGATGACGGGGTGTCTTGGACGGTGCTTCAGCTTGAGACAGGTGAAGTCAGCGCGGGCGAGTGGGCGTGGTACGACCTAGACATCGCCGTGGCGGCTGTCTACTTCCGCGTGCGTGCGATCACAGGCCTGCTCGACGTTGATCAGGTCTACCTCGGCAACACACCGACCGAGATACCTCTGTCGCGCATGAACCGCGACGACTACACCAACCTGCCCAACAAGAGCTTTCTGAGCAACAGGCCGCTCCAGTATTGGCTCGACCGCAAGGCGGCCTCTCCGGTCATCCGGCTGTGGCCAGTGCCCAACGCCTCTGCTGAGACCTCTCAGATCGTCGTCTGGGCGCACCGCCAGATCATGGACGTCGGCACGCTGACGCAGGAGATTGAGGTGCCGCAGCGGTGGCTGGAGGCCGTCGTGGCGGGTTTGGCGGCCAAGCTGGCCTCAGAACTGACCGAGGTTGACCCTGCCATGATAGGCATACTGGAGCAGAAGGCAGCCGCCGCGCTCTATCTCGCGCAGGCCGAGGAGCGTGACAACTCGCCGATGATGATCGCGCCTAATATCGGGGCGTATACGGCGTAATGCCTGTCTGGCTTAACACTAGAGGACGGTCCTCCCTCGCGATAGCTATTTGCGCGAGGTGCAGTCGTAAGTTTCCTATCGACGAACTTCAACCGGACCCGAACTACCCCGGTTTGATG